TCTTTTTTCTTTGGTGATGGTTTTTTGGTTGCCATTAGCATTTCCATCTTTTTAGTGCTGCTGCTTTTCTTGTTGGTTTTCCATTTTCATCTTTCATGGGGCCTTTAACGCCAGACATACGAGCGCAGAATGAGTCTTTGCGCGATCCACCTTCAGGCTGTGGTGCTTTAAGATGACTGCCGTTTTTGGCGTTGTAAGCTTTACGACCGGCTTCTGTCATGCCCGCACCTTCTTTAGTGCTCAAATAGTGGCGGTTTTTACCAGTGGTTGTCTTAGCGATTGGCTCATCATGTTTAACAGACCCGCCAGTGGCCTTTTTAGCCGTTTTGGCGGACTCTACGAATGCTTCCTTGGTAGGGGCTCCAGCAGAGCCCGGCTTGCGCATACGCTCTCCTGAGCCGTGTGCGATACGTTCCTGTTTAGCATGGATGTTGGCATAGAGGCCGGGTTTGGCTGAACCACCGGTTTTCATTTTAGGCAATTTTTTAAAGTCGTCCATTTCGTCCTCTTATAGTATTTGGTGCCCGTCTTTCCGGGCTGTCACGACCGAGCGTCCCCAGTCCAAATGCAGAGCTTCTTTACGCTCGCAGGAGCGCTTCACAGCGTGTCCTAACTATACTAATGCAAAAATACGACCAAAACCGCCCTAATCAGGGATGATAATTGTTCGCTTTGGTTTGGATGGAACTTTGTCTTGCGCTTCCATAGCTTTACGCAAATGCGGCAGAACATCGTTGAGCATCATCTTAGCCATAGCTGCAGCTTTTTCCTGATGCTCAATTTCCTGTTCTGCGCTGGTACGAGCAGACTTGCGTTCTACTTCAGCAATGATGTCATTACTGACACCTGCGCGTTTAAGCAGTTGCTTGAGGTTCATCTGCTGGCTTCTCCGCTGTTGGATTAGCATTTAACGCATCAATTTGTGGCCCGCATTGTGCTTGAATGGCTGCAATAATGTTTGCCAATAAAACAGTTGGGGTTTGGAATGGTTGGTTTAATGCATTCAAAATACCATTGATATCACTTACTGAAAACTTCAGTGTCATGATTTTGTCTGCTAACGGATCTACTTCTTTTGCTGCTACATCGACTGTATCGGTCATTTTTTACTTCCTTTCTTTGGTTTAATAATTACTTCACTTTCTACATCTGGTATTGCTATTTCTGGCGAATCACCAAATCGAGTTTTGGTGAAGTGGCCTTTTTTAATCATTACTTCAAAGCCATCCCACAAACGCTGGAATTGCATTTCAGTAACATACTTAATGCCTTCTAATCGATTAGCTAATTCATCTTCACTAAAAGCGCCTTCTGGTCTGTCTAAGTGTTGGCGAATCAATTCATCAATCATATCTACAACGCCCCATGCTTTGATGATGTCCTGTTCTAATTCAAAACGATCATATTCACAAAAGAGTTTCATTTCTTCATCACCTTTTTCATCTTCTTTAGTTTTCCGTCCCAATCATATGTGAAGTAGCGACCCACTTCTTCTAATGCTGGAATCAATGTTTCCCAACTAGCAACATCATCTTCATGGTATGCGTTGGGGTTTTTCTTAGCGTGTTTTAAATCTTCTGTTAGCCAAATATAACTTTTCATTATTTCTTGGCTAACAATTTTATCTACGCAATCATCGTCAATTTCTACAATCATAGTCTCACCTTTTGTTCATCTACTCTTACACATTGGGTTGCAGCAAAAGTCATCTCAGGCTTAAACGGCAAAGATAAAAATTCTTTCTTTAGCTGTTCGCATCTTGCTTCTGAAAGCGGTTCATGGCTAACTACAAAATCGCACTGTTGTCCCATACACATAATTGCTACAAACATAAATGCGTTCATTTGCCACACTCCTGATCAGCAGTTGCAGATTTTTTGCGCAACTCAATTTCATCACGCAAATAAAAAGCCGCTTTTTCTAAGTCTTGGATATCTTTACCTTTAAGGTCTGCTCGCCAAATGTACTTCATAACATTGCCAAGGTTAAAGCCCATATGGCGCGTAATTTCTAAACACTCAACACCGCTGGGGTGGCTGGTGTAATGTTTAGGATTGTTGACTTGGTCGTACATTGCGCATCTCCTTTAATTCTTTTTGCATAATCTGTAACTCCTCGAAGCTGTCACAAACCCAGATTCCCAATATACTTTCGTAGCGGCTTGTATCGATATCCTCAACACCAGTAAGCGTCTCCAAAACATAGTTTCCCCCAACACGATGCTCCACAATAAAATGACTCACAGACCCAGCTCCTTCTTGATGTACTCTACGCCTTTAGCGAAATGATAGCGCCAATATTTTTCTGTAACCATTATATCAGAATATGTTAAGCCGTCAAGAAAAGCTGTCATTACTTCGCGCTGTTTTTCATCCATATGATGCTCTACTAAACCCTTGATATCAATCATATCTTCAAATGTCCAAGGCAACCAGCCTTCCAAGAGTTGCATTGATGTGCCTTCAGAATCATCTTGTTCTAATGGGTCTGGATCTTCATCAGATAGTCTTGGTGCTACTGCGTTTACTTTGTGTTTAGTTTTTGTTGTTATTTTCATTTGATGTTTAACGAATCTAGTAATGCTTCTTGAGTTGTTATCTTTCCTTCTAATACTTTTACTACATGCTCATCTATGCTATTAGACAAAACTAGATGGTGTATAATAACCGGCTTTTCTTGCCCTTGGCGGTAAATACGTGCATTGGCTTGGATGTAGTTTTCCGAAGACCACGGGAGGTCGAACCACACCGTTTGTGCAGTGTCACCAACGTTGCACTGTAGATTAAGGCCGATTCCCCCAGATTGGGGATGGGCAAGGAGCATACGAATCTTGCCGCGACGCCACGCTTCAATGTTGTCATCGTCCAACACCACAGCCTGCGGGAATTGAAGACGTAATCGGTTAAGCGAATGTTTGAAGTGGTAGAAGACCAGCGTTGGCGAGGAAGACTCTTCCATGATCGACTCAAGGTATTCCAATTTAGCGCGGTGTATTTCCTGCGTTTCTCCATCCGCTCCATAAATCGCGCCTGCGGTGAATTGGAGTAACTTGCCCGCCAATGTTGCCGCTGTTGGAGCCGTGATGACTTCCTTGCCGATGTCAGCGACCATGTCTTTTCTAAGTTCATCATATTTATCTCGTATCGATTTTTCTATTTCAATCTTGTGGTACAGCGACGTAAGTGCCGGTAATTGGAGGTAATCGTCAGCTTTAAGAGAAAAACAAATATCTGAAATTTTATTTTGTATTTCGTTAGCAGCGCCATTTTTTAATTTCCATGAATAAATTACTTTTGTATGCCGATTCATCTGATCGGGCTGTAAATACTTATCTCTAAACTTTGTCAGGCTCGTCTCCAAGCGTTCCCCTAAATCCAAGATGCCAATCTGTGACCACAGGTCGGCCATTCCCTGTGGGGTTGGCGTACCAGTAAGGATAATACGTCGATTGAAGTTCTTTAACCACTTCTTCAAAGCTTTGAAACGTTTTGTACTCGGGTCTTTGAACCGGCTGCTCTCGTCGATGATTAGGTTCTTGAACTTGCTCATCTCCGACTGCTCGCATAGCCAAGTCAAATTCTCTAGATTTACCACGTACATACTCGAAGAACTCCTCAACGCTTGTAATCTCTGTGAGGGATTGCCCAGAATTTTTGCGACGCTTAGATGTTTTAGATGATCCCATTTTAATGCCTCTTGAGACCATACAGTTTCAGCAACACGTTTGGGGGCAATAATAAGTGTAGGACCATCAAACTGCTCCGCCAGTATCGTCAATGATGTCGTCGTCTTCCCCAAACCCGGGGGTAGAAATAGTCCCAAGTTGGGGATGGATTTCGCCTTCCCAATTATCATCGTCTGATACGGGTGCAGGTCTGAGCGATTCACAAATAAATTCCTCTACATCATCAATTGATCTAATTACAGTTACGGGAAAGCCTTGGTCGGCTAATTCTTTAAATACTACTTCTTGGCGCTTGCTCAATTTTCCCGTCGCTGTCTTCAGCTCCACGAATGATAGCTTGGATTTCAGCAGGACTATGCGATCCGGTACCCCCGTTACGGTTGATATAAACTTCAAACTCATTCCGCCCTGTGCTTTTACCATTTTGTTTAATCTTGCTTCGATTTGTTTTTCTAGCATACTTGTCCTTTTCATGCATACAGATTTTAAATATTTGCTGTGCAAGATGGCCAGTAAGGTAGGCTCTGGTCTCGCCTTTAAATCCTTCGTCTTCGCCAATGTGTTCGGCAAGGTGGTCGACAGCATGGCATATCTCATGCGCAATTGTATCTACCAACTCGCTGATGTCATCATTGACCAAAGACATATCAAACACAAGAACAATTATAGCGTCTTTGCCATCCCCAATCAGATGGGTTTCAGCTATGCCATAATCAAGCGCACTGGTTTTTAGCGTAACGTTATGGTCTTTAAGAATTTGCTGAAACACCTTATCATCAAAGCAAAGCTTAACAACATCAGGATAAAACCCAACGTCTAGTTTGTAATAGTTGTAATTTTTCTTTTTCAATGTCTTATCCGTTTTTTCTTACGCTCTAACATATCAATAATTTCTGCTTGTTCATATTCTGGCAACTCTGTTACTGGCGTGGAGTTTTCAAATATTTCACCGCTTTCCGCCAATTGAAAAATGCCATCAATCAACGCATCTAGTTCTTGTTGGGTCAACTCATCTTCAAGGTCATCAAAGCAACCTTCTTCAAATGTAATTTTAAATGGGGGCTTTTTCATTTTGGCTCCTTGACCTTTTTAATACGCTCAGCTTTACGCAGATCGTGTGAATGTAACTTCTTACCTACTTTCTTTGGTACCTCACCAGCTGCCTCAGCTATCTCTGCAGCTTTTTTACGGCCAACAAACGCACCATTAGATAACAAGAAACCGCGCTTGTCTTCTTTGGGTTTGCGACCTAGTTTCTTTTCTAGCTCTTCATGGCTGTATGCCTTTGAAGGAGCTGCTTTGATTTTGTCTGTGCCACGTTCTTTGAGAGCCGGTACTGTGACTGTGAGTTTTTTAGTTGCCATTCTTATTCCTTTCTACGTGCCATTTGCACAAGTTTTTGTAATATTGGATTTCATCTTGAAGTTGTTTAACGCGCTCATCATAAATGCGTTGTTGTTCTTCATTATCTTTGTCGCGTGGATAAGCACAATAGCCTGTCACTAATCCAAAAATAATCGCTATTAAAATATCAGTCATTTCGATGGTATGCGTCGTTAGGGTTGGCCAGCATACTGGCAATAAGTTTGTCGATGGTTGGAAACCACTGGATTACTTTGAGCCCGTCTGCTTGGTAGATGGTAAAGCTCATTTGTTAAGACCCTGTACAAACCCATTTAAAACTGCAAGCAATGCCTCACCTATAATTACACCCCAAAATAAAGTAAAGTATACAGATGGTGCATCAAAATGTTCTAATAAAAAATAAGTTAACAAGTAAATCATTTTATTCTCCTATTCCATGGGCGCGTTTAACGTCCACAATGATATGCACTCTATCTTGAAAACCTAAGTTCTTTACTTCATGGGTTTTTTTATTATCAAACCACCAGATAGTTCCTTTGGGCATATGGGTAGTTTGGTTGTCACAAGTCACAAACACCTTCTCATTAGTAATGATGCTCAAATGAAAACGATCATGCGCCTCACAGTATTTACCTTCATCCTTGTGTGGCGTTACATGGGCGCCAGCTTTGAGTTTAGCAATGACTACGCGCCCAACTGATTTGTCTTGAAACAAATTGGCAATAAGGTTAATTGTTTTGGGAAAGTAATCTTGCACAAAGTAATCAACGCAATCCATATCCTCATAAAAGTTTTGCACAGTCATGGGGTAGGTTACTTTTTGATAGCGCAAGATAATGTCTTCTACCTGATAGTGATCAGTCTTTAAATTTAATCTGCGGATGTTCATCCAGTTCCAAAAGACAGTATTCTTTAATTCCTGTTCAATTGGTGCTGCATCAAAAGTGCCAATTTGCTTCACGATTTATTCACCTATTCCGTGGGCGCGTTCGATGGCGCGGGCGAACTTGATTGCCATCTCTGGCGCTGTTAAGTACTGTTTTACTCCGCCTTCTGCGCCGGGTTTACAAACGGCAACAAGCATGTCAATGCACTGATCATCAGTCAACGGGGCACGTTGCGCATCTTGCCGGTCTTGTGTGGTGAAGGTGGTCATTTAATTAGCCCTGTTACTAATCCAACAGAAATGATTAAAAAACTAACGCCCAAACAAATTACACCTATTCCAAAACAGTAATCTACAAAATCGTTCATTTCTCTTGTGCCTTTCCATCAATCCATTTCCAACCAAGCAATTCTTCTGTGTTTTTAATGTGAGTTGGGTTTAATGGCGCATATACCGCAAATCTTGTTGACCAACCGCCTTCTACGGTAGGTGTAATCTGCCACCATCCAATAGGCTCAGGAGATTTCAAGATTGTGTATTGGCTCATATCTCGGTTGATTGTTAAATCGTTACCATTCATTTCTCTTGTGCCTTTCTTAAAGCCCATGCTAATGGTTCATTGTTTATTTCTGTTTTACCATCATAAGTTCGTAAATCTCTGTTGGTTAGCGTTGTGTGCAATTGAAGTTTTAACGCCTCTATTTCAGCTTGTTGCTCTACTACTTTTGCATAAAGTTTGTCGTGATTAAGAAGTAAAGAATAGTATTCAGCTTGTTGCTGGCGTACAAAATCTGCATATTGCTGAAATGGTTTGCCTTTTCCATCGCCTTGTATCCAATAAATGTTCTCTAATTCATCAGCTACTTGTTTTGAGTTCATTTCTCTTGTGCCTTTCTTAGTAAATCAACACCGCCATTGTCATCGTTTTTAAATCCGTTATAGAACATATGCTGACTGAAAGCATTAAGCACCGCTATTTTTGTTTCATCATCAGGCATTTCAGATAAAGATTTATTGATTGCATCAGTTATTTCTTGTATTGCTTGTTTGTATGGAATTATCATTTCTCTTGTGCCTTTCTTAGTATTGCTCTAGCAAAATCCACCATCTTTGAATCAAGACCAATCCAGCTACCATTTGAATG